AGCGGCATCATCAGCACGGTGGAGAGCATTCCGCCCGCCGTCGCCAGGACAAAGCGCCAGGATTGCAGGGAGATACGCTGCGTGGGGTCGTTGGTGATAACCCCGCCCAGCGCGCAGTAAGGGATGTTGACCACGGTGTAGAGCAGGGTCAGCAAGGTGTACGTGACGGCAGCGTAAATCAGTTTCCCGTTATGGCTGAGATCCGGCGTGGTGTACGCCAGCACGCAGACGATGCCAAACGGGATGGCGCCAAACAGTATCCACGGACGGAACTTACCCCAGCGGCTGCGGGTACGGTCGGCAATCAGGCCCATGCACGGATCGGAGATCGCATCCAGCGCACGCACCAGCAGGAACATCGTCCCGACAAACCCTGCAGGAATGCCGAAGATATCGGTGTAGAAAAACATCATGTACAGCATGACGTTATCAAAAATGATGTGGCTGGCGGCGTCACCCATGCCGTACCCAATCTTCTCTTTTACTGACAGAACTTCACTCATCTTTTTTTATCCTTCACGCTGTAAGAGGCGCTGAGACCGGTTTCACATGTTGTAAACCATTGGTGAAGGGGCGGGTATTGTGATTTCTGGTTAGCAGGTTATGTTTCTTCTTTTTTGTGATCGCGATAAAAGTTGATGAGCACAAAGTGCTAACGTGAGGATTTTCTTAGGAATTAACTGAAATGGCTTAATGCAGGTCAAAAGAGACGTGAAAAAAGTGTGTCGGGGTATGTGGTAAATGCCTGAAAGTAGCTATAATGCGCCCCGCCTCCATGTAGCAATGCAGGCGCGGAAGATCGTCATCTCCGGTGAGGTGGCTGGACTTCAAATCCAGTTGGGGACGCCAGCGTTCCCGGGCAGGTTCGACTCCTGTGATCTTCCGCCAAAGTTCCTCCGACGTCATCTGACAACGTTTAAAAATCCTTTATTTTCAAAATACATAGTAAACCACTCATCCGTAACCGTCCGACAAGTTCTCCCTGAATCCATGAAAAATATGTATAGTGATGTGTATAGATTTTTTATACATATTTTTGACTTATACACATGGCACTTACAGACATACAAATCAAACGAGCAAAGCCTCAAGACAAACCCTACACGATGAACGATGGACAGGGGCTGTCATTACTCATCAATCCAGACGGTTCAAAAGGCTGGCGCTTCCGCTTTCGTTTTGCCGGTAAAGCACGGCTAATGTCATTTGGCAGCTACGGCCTTGTGAGCCTCGCGGAAGCACGTGAGAAGCGTGACACCGCTCGTAAGCAAGTTGCTAGTGGCATTGACCCGGTCAAAGAAAAGAAAGCGCAAAAACTGGCTCAGCAGCTTTCAACAGAAAACTCTTTCGAAGCCATATGTCGTGAATGGCATGCAAACAAAGCTGACCGCTGGACAGTGGCATACCGTGACGAAATCATTAAGACCTTCGAGCAAGACGTTTTCCCGTTCATCGGCAGACGCTCTATCGGCGAGATCAAGCCCTTAGAATTGCTTGAAGTATTGCGACGAATAGAGAAGCGTGGTGCGCTGGAGAAAACCAGAAAAGTGCGGCAAAGGTGCGGAGAAATCTATCGCTATGCAATCATTACTGGCCGAGCTGAATATAACCCTGCGCCTGATTTAGCAATCGCTCTGGCCGTTCCTAAGCAAAAGCATCATCCTTTTTTATCAGCTGATGAAATGCCTCATTTTATCCGAGATCTTGAAGCATATACCGGCAGCATGATCACCAAGAATGCAACGAAGATAGTTATGCTTACCGGTGTAAGAACCCAAGAGATGCGCTTTGCAAAATGGGATGAGGTAGATCTTGATAAAGGTATTTGGGAAATACCAGCGGAACGGATGAAAATGCGTAGGCCGCATATAGTGCCTTTATCTACCCAAATGATTGAACTCTTTAACCAACTCAAGCCCATCACCGGCCATTATCCTTACATTTTTATTGGCAGGAACAATCGTAGCAAGCCAATCTCAAAAGAAAGCGTGACGCAAGTAATTGAACTACTTGGCTATAAAGGACGCGCAACAGGCCACGGTTTTAGACATACCATGTCGACAATTCTGCATGAGCAAGGATTTGATAGTGCATGGATTGAATTACAGCTTGCTCATGTAGATAAAAATTCCATTCGCGGTACGTATAATCATGCTCAATATCTTGAAAAAAGAAGAGAAATGATCCAATGGTATAATGATTATTTGTTAGGTGGCTTATAGCCACCTTTAATTATAACTTTTCAATGATGCTCTTTGAAATTTGGATGTAATAGTCTATATCGTAATCCTCAATTTCAAACTCAAGTGAGTGGACTATCATATTCCTGACTTTCATTAGTCTCATTATGGATTCAAAAATGTCCCGCCCTAATATTCCAGCATCTTTCAAACCAACGGCAGTTTTCATCATACTATTCATTGGACTTGATTTGATAATCCCTGCTTTTATTCCAACTTCAAATACTGCACGTTCTAAATTCTTCCAACAAACTAGGAATTCCCCTACCTTATAGTTTGAGTTAATAGCAGCATTCTCGGCCAATTCTTCACGTTCTTCTTCAGGAATGGTTATTTTCTCTAAAGATGATATTGCACTTTCAATTATCGGTTTTATCTCACTGCTCATTAACTTTAATGATTCATAATCATTTTTCTCAAAGAAATTGTTATGTGCAATTTTACATCTTAATAAGTATAACTTTTCCCATCTTGATTTTAAGAGGGAAGCTTCACAATCAACATGTTTTTGAAAATATCTCTGCCAATTCGATTTTGGGATGAATTCATTTATATCCTTTATTTTTATTGAATCTTCATTATGTTCTTTTATTTTTTCATTAAAGATTCTAAATCCTGTGTTCTGTATGCATCAAAGAGAAACGTTGAGAGCTGTATAAAGTCAGTATCATACAAATAATTATTTGCCCCTAACGATTTTTTATCTTTCCTGTTTTTTCTCAACTCATCAGGGATGGCTGTTTCGGACCAACTTAGACCAACGTTAGTTAACATGAATTTTGTTATAAGTTTTCTAAGAAGGTTTTCTAACTCATGTATAAGTGGATAAGCTTTAAGGGAGTAAGTATAACTAATGTCATCCCACAGGGTTTGTATGTTATTCTTTGATGCCATATTTAAAAGACTACGCAAGGCACGTAAAAAATTTGAAAACTCTTCAACTTGATCCTCATTCGGATTATTTATTTTAACATTAAATATTTTATGCTTGTCAGAAGGTGAGTTTTCTTCACTAACTTCTATTTCATAATGTTTGTTAAGATAAGTGACTTTTTTGCCTGTTAAGATTATATCAGAATCAGATTGAAGGAAATTCAAAAAAGACTTTTTCGTTTTGCAAAATGAATCTTTTAACTCTATCGTCACTAAATACTCAACTCTCATTAGGACCCCATAATTACTTATAGTTGACTAAAATTTTAAGTACAACTATATAAGCATTTTTTTTCGTACCGGAAAAGAAATTACTTATGATAGCAGCGCGCAATGCTCTCCCCGCCACGCCTGCCCGCTTAAGGGGGCGCTTTTAATGCAGGTGCATGACCTGCCTCAGGGCGCGCCAGTGCTGGCGCTGGCGGGGAATTCAGTGTCGTTAAAACGCATGCAAAACCATGCACCTATGCATGCATGGCTTTTATACGTAAAAATGGCGGGATTTTCGGGGATTTTTAAGCGGACTACTGCACGGCCAGTTCTGCACGGCGGCGGGTGTAATTCAGGTTCTGTGCAGGCGTGAATTTTTCACGACTATCATCGCACGAAGCCGCGTCAGGTCTGAATCCGATGGCCGTTAAAATGTCATTATCCTGCGCCGAATAATTAATTTTTTCACCGGCGACCAGCCAGAGCTGTAGCGCCTCACGCAGACAGTCGAGTGAGTGCTGCATGGCGCAGCGCTGAACGGCGGAGTGTTGCCCGGAATAATTCATCAGTTCAGGGGCAAGGGCGGCGGCCAGCTCCGCCCCGTGTACCTGCATAAAATCATTTAAACGGTCGCGGATACTGATGCGCTGTACCTCCTCATGCGAACGGATATAGCGACCGGCAGCCTGATTAATTTCCCACTTTTTCACGTCGATAATCTCACGCAGCGTTTGCAGGCTCCGGCCGCTGTGGCCGCTGCCGGCAAGCTGTTCGCGGTATGCCTGCTCGGCCTGCGTCAGTTCTTCCCTGTGTTGCAGCCAGGCGGATTTGTTTGCCTGACAGGCCTCAAAGGCTTTCTGTAGCGTCAGTGTGGTCACGTATGTTTCTCCTGATGTCTGGCCGTGCTTACGCACCGGCACGGTTAACGGTGGCCGCCGGTGCGGGTACAGGGATAACCGGCTCTGTCACCGGTGAACGAATAACCCCGTCGATGGATTCAAGCGTGCGGAACGTGGCCGAGCATTCGATGTTCATGCACTGGTGATAGCGCTGTTTGACGTTATCGGACAGATACCGACTGGTGCGGGAATGCGCGCTGGTTTTGCAGAACGGGCAGTGAAACATGCTTACCCCTCCGCTTCTGTCTCGCCATTCTCAGCCAGCTTTCTGGCGAGCATCATTCTCTTCGCAGGGCTGCGTAACAGCTCCGTATCCACGCCTGTAATCTGCGGCCGGTGCATGCCCGTCACGGACAACACCGGCTCCTGCGTCATATCGAAGTGATACAGGCTGCCCTGACGGCTCAGCGCATCGCGCAGCTCACTGATGGCCACGGACTGCGGGGCGCTTTCTCCCTTCATTTCGAGGGCACGAACACGCAGCAGGAAAGCGCGGATAAGGGCGACAGGAGCCGCATTGACCGCCTGAGTCCATTCAGCACCGGCGTAAGCGGTAAAGGCATCGTCATGCGCTGAAAGGTATTTATTGCCGGTGGAGCAGGCATTCAGCATGGCGCGTGTCCGGTCGTTCTCCAGCTCCGCTATCAGACCGGTGAACTCGTCGGCCAGCTCGCGACTGGCGATACGCCTGCTGTGCTCAGCTTTCATTTCAGGGGTAAGACTGCCGCGCAGGGTGCGAAAGCGGCTGCGCCAGTCCTGCTCAGCCTCTGCGCTCTCATTGAGGGCGGTCTGTCGCTCCTGCTTACAGCGTTCAATGGACTTATTAATCTCTTTCAGTACCTGCATGCTGGCCGCGTGGGTGTCTCTGGCCGCAGTGAATGCGCTCAGCTTGTCGGTGATGTGCTGGCTGTTCTCTGCGGACTGCCTGGCGGCGACATCTTGCAGGGCGGTGATGAGTGTTTCGGGTTTCATGTTCAGGCTCTCCGTTTATTCAACCTGAAATGATTCTGCCCTTCATCACACAACATCTCGATTCATTGCAGTTGTGGCAGTTCTGGCACAAACAGCACTTAAAATCCGGCTTGCCAGAGAAAGGTCTCAGCAAAACCTTACTCATCGTTTGTTTTTTTACATATAACTGTTCACTACTGTTCACCTTAAATAAAAATACAAGTAATACAGTAAGATAAAGGGTGAACAGTTGAGGGTCTGACTGTTCACCGTCTGTTCACCACTGTTCACCCATCTTCTGAACACTCCTGGAGTCGTATATATTTTTTATTAATAAAAATAAGCTATTAACCACTTTTGGTTATGCATGGATGTGCCAGAATGTGCCAAAGGATACCCACGATATACCAGAACATTGTCAGAGATTGTCGCTGTATAAAAAACAGTCTGTTGTGTGGTGAAGTACTGCAAAATGACTTGTTGCCCTGAGGGAAAATATTCACAGAATAGAGAGCTACCCGAGGCCGGACGGACACGCCCGGCACTGTATGGACTTTATGAGGTAGCCCGATGTACACTGCTTTTTCTTCCCCGTCTTCTGCCCCTGCCGCACCACTGATGACGGTTTCTGATGCCGTTCAGGAGCGCTTTATCCGCCTGCCCGAAGTGATGCATCTGTGTGGCCTGTCCCGGTCGACCATTTATGACCTCATCAGCCGGGAAGCCTTCCCGAAACAAATCAGCCTGGGCGGTAAAAACGTGGCGTGGGCGCAGTCTGAAATCACGGCATGGATGGCAGATCGCATTGCCGAACGCAACCGGGACTATGACGCATGATGATGACCGTTCAGCAAACCGCCCCTTTTTCTGGCTTGCTTCTTTTCGCCGTTTCCAGGTATAGTTTTCCTGCTGTCGCAAAATCGGCAGCCGGGCGTGAGAACCCGAGTTACTTCAAGGCGACACCAGACGCGCCATGCGTCTTTTTTTGTGTCTATGCCTATGTGCACCTGTTGTTTACGCATCGGTTCTTTAGCCGTTGCTGTATCCGCGTAATGGTGGCTCAGGCGGGGCAGCCTTCGGGCTGGCCGGTTCCCTTGAAGGCCGGTTTCTCACCCCCGTCTGGGCTACCACCCGAGCGTGAGAACTCCGGTGGTAGCGATAACCGCTACTTCAAGGAGGTTGCCCTTATGGCTACGACCCTCACCCCGTCACACCCGCAGTTTGTCTTTGTGTTTGCCGCCGTTCGTCGCGCAGACCGTAAACCCCGTATTTGTATGCTCCGCACCGTTGCCGGTGATGAACACGCTGCACGTCGTTCCCTTGTTCGCGATTACGTCCTCTCATTCGCTGGCCGTCTGCCGGTTGCGGAGGTGCGCGCATGAGACACACCACCATTACCGCCCGTGACCTCGAATGCCTTGAGCACATGCGCAACGTCGGCCAGCTCGTCAACGAGCTGATGCAGGTGCAGGACTGCGCGACCGTTCGTCGTGACCCGGCGCAGCAGACACAGCTCACTTCCGTGATTTACCTCATGACCGCCCAGCTCGACGGCGTGGTAGAGCGCTGCAATCAGCGCTGGCTGACCGGGGAGGGCAACGTATGAAAAAGCAATTACCGCCCGTATTACGCGCCGCGCTGTATCGTCGCGCTGTCGCCTGTGCGTGGCTGACAGTCTGCGAACGTCAGCACCGCTATCCGCACCTCACCCTCGACGCACTGGAAAGCGCTATTGCCGACGAGCTGGAGGGCTTCTACCTGCGCCAGCACGGCGAGGAAAAAGGCCGCCAGATTGCCTGTGCACTGCTGGAAGATTTAATGGAAGACGGACCGCTCAAGGCCGCGCCGTCGCTGTCCTTTCTCGGGCTGGCCGTGATGGATGAACTCTGCGGCCGTCACATGCAATCGCCTGTTATGCACTGAGGGAGAAAATAACGATGAAAATGAACGTAACAGAGACGGTAAAACAGGCGTGCGGCCACTGGCCGCGCATTCTCCCGGCGCTGGGTGTGAAGGTCATAAAAAACCGGCATCAGGCCTGTCCGGTGTGCGGCGGCTCTGACCGTTTTCGCTTTGACGATAAAGAGGGGCGCGGGACGTGGTACTGCAACCAGTGCGGTGCGGGTGACGGACTTAAGCTGGTAGAGAAAGTGTTCGGCATGAACGCATCAGAGGCTGCCGGGAAGGTGAACGCCGTGACCGGCAACCTGCCGCCGGTTGCCCCGGAAGTGATTGCGGCCGCAGAGGCTGAAACGGAGGCTGACCGCCAGGCGGCGACCGCACTGGCCGTCAGACTGATGGAGAAAACCCGACCGGCCAGCGGCAACGCCTACCTGACCCGCAAGGGCTTCCCCGACCGGGAATGTCCGGTACTGTCGGCCACACACAAAACCGGCGGCGTGACGTTTCGCGCCGGTGATGTGGTTGTCCCGCTGTATGACGATACCGGCGCACTGGTTAACCTTCAGCTTATCAGTTCTGACGGTCTCAAACGCACCCTGAAAGGCGGGGCGGTAAAAGGAGCGTGCCACACCATCGAAGGAAAAAAACAGGCCGGAAAACGCCTGTGGATTGCGGAGGGCTATGCGACCGCGCTCACCGTGCATCACCTGACCGGCGAAACCGTTATGGTGGCGCTGTCGTCCGTGAACCTCCTTTCTCTGGCGAGCCTTGCCCGTCAGAAGTATCCGGCCTGTCAGATTGTCCTCGCCGCCGACCGTGACCTTAACGGTGACGGCCAGAACAAAGCCGCTGTGGCCGCAGACGCCTGTGAGGGCATTGTCGCCCTGCCGCCGGTGTTCGGTGACTGGAATGATGCGTTTGTGCAGAATGGCGGGGAGGCCACGCGAAAAGCGATTTATGACGCCATCCGGCCACCGGCGCAAAGCCCGTTTGATACCATGAGCGAGGCGGAATTTACGGCCATGAGCGCCAGCGACAAGGCTCTGCGGGTGCATGAGCATTACGGCGAAGCGCTGGCGGTGGATGCTAACGGCCAGCTCCTGTCCCGCTATGAAAACGGCATCTGGAAAAATATCCCTGCCGCCACTTTTTCACGGAATGTGGCTGACTTATTCCAGCGCCTGCGCGCCCCGTTCTCATCCGGGAAAATTGCCTCGGTGGTGGAGACCCTGAAACTGATTATTCCGCAGCAGGATACACCGGCGCGTCGTCTGATTGGTTTTCGCAACGGGGTACTCGATACCCAGAGCGGCATCTTCAGTCCACATCATAAATCGCACTGGCTGCGCACACTATGCGACGTGGATTTTACCCCGCCGGTGGAAGGCGAAATGCTGGAGACTCACGCGCCGAATTTCTGGCGCTGGCTCGACCGGGCGGCCGGTAAAAATCCACAAAAGCGCGACGTGATACTCGCTGCGCTTTTTATGGTGCTGGCGAACCGCTATGACTGGCAGCTCTTTCTCGAAGTCACCGGTCCCGGCGGGAGCGGCAAAAGTATTCTGGCTGAAATCGCGACCCTGCTCGCCGGGGAAGATAACGCCACGTCAGCCGATATCGACACACTGGAAGACCCGCGCAAGCGTGCCTCCCTGATTGGCTTCTCGCTGATACGTCTGCCTGACCAGGAAAAATGGAGCGGTGACGGCGCAGGGCTTAAGGCCATCACCGGCGGCGATGCGGTCTCGGTTGACCCGAAATACCAGAACCCGTACTCAACACATATTCCGGCGGTGATTCTGGCCGTCAATAACAACCCGATGCGCTTTACCGACCGCAGCGGCGGTGTGTCGCGCCGCCGGGTGATTATTCATTTCCCGGAGCAGATTGCCCCGGAAGAGCGCGACCCGCAGCTCAGGGATAAAATTGCGCGCGAGCTGGCCGTCATCGTGCGTCAGCTTATGCAGAAGTTCAGCGACCCGATGGCTGCACGCGCACTGCTCCAGTCGCAGCAGAACTCCGACGAGGCACTCAATATCAAGCGCGATGCTGACCCGACGTTTGATTTTTGCGGCTATCTGGAAATGCTGCCGCAGACTAACGGGATGTTTATGGGTAATGCCAGCATCGTCCCGCGCAATTACCGTAAATATCTTTATCACGCATATCTGGCCTATATGGAGGCCAACGGGTACAGAAACGTGCTCAGCCTGAAAATGTTCGGGCTGGGGCTGCCCATGATGCTGAAAGAGTACGGCCTGAATTATGAGAAGCGGCACACAAAGCAGGGGATACAGACCAACTTGTCGCTGAAAGAAGAAAGCTACGGCGACTGGCTGCCGAAATGCGATGAAACCGCAGCGACATAACCCACTCAGACCGGCAACCGCCGGTCTTTTTATACCTGATCGCCCCTCAGGGTGAACAATCGACTGTTCACTCTTCACCGTCTGATCACCTCTTAAACTTATGAAAATATTATATAAAAATGAAAGGTGAACAGAGTGAACAGTAAAACCCAAAAAAACTTTTTACCCCTACCACCTTCGCATTTCCGCAATCCATGTTCAGGACAGGACATCGACTAGCAGAGGTTGGCTTAGTATAAAAATAGTTCTTAAACTTAATATCTCGGCTTCCATCTTATACGTCAAACACTTAATAAATAAAATATACAGGAGTGCTAAAATATTTACTTATGAAAAATAGTCACATTCGATTCAATCCATCACCACAAAAACAAATATTAAAAGCCACTATAATTCCCTGAGCACAATTCTGTATAATGCGCTAACAATACAATCGCCATTATTGTAATATACCTCCCAGTATTTATATGCTATCATTAAGAATAATGAGTAATTACTGGGGGCATTATGAAGATTTGTTTTTTTGATATGGAGGGAACTTTACTCGAAAAGAATTTATCATTAGATAATGGGAAGGTTGCACCAAGTGCATGGACAGTGCTTGCAAAAGAAATCAGTGAAGCTTGTTACATTGAAGAAGAAAAACAAAAGATTTATGGCTCACAAATAAATACATCAGTTATACGCAATGGATGAAGGAGACTGTAGAAATACAAATCAAGCATGGAATGAATAAAACTCATCTACAAACTGTATTATCTCAAGCAAAATTACAAAAAGGTGCAGTGGAACTTATTAAGTTCTTGAAGAAAAAAGGTTATTTAACAGTGTTGATCTCTGGGGGATTTAAAGAACTAGCAGATCTGACTCAACGGAAGCTAAAGATAGATCATGCTTATAGCGCTTGTGAATACTTCTTTAATGAATATGGTAGTGTTGAGCATTTTAATCTATTACCAACTGATGAGGAAGGAAAATTAGTTTTTATGAAACATCTTGCATCCGAATATAATTCAGAACTTGAAAGTTGCATTTTTGTTGGTGATGGTAAAAATGATGTATTTATTGCCAAAAATGTAGGTACATCGATAGCCTTCAATGCGCAAAAGGAACTAAAAGATGTAGCCACATATATTATTGATCAAGAAAACCCTGACCTATCTGCGATTATTAATATTATTCGTTATTAACGATTTGTCATCAGCATCAACTTTAGCTTGGAGAGTCTTTAATTGTTCTTCTAGACTGCTTATTTTTTCTTCTGATTTAACCTTGTATTCACTAAATTCTTTTAAATCATAGTTGTAGGCAAAAAAGACGTCCCTGCCGATTGGAATAAGTGACAAAACCAACCCAACTACCGCAATTACCACTCCAATTTTAGTTATTGAAATGCTATTTAATTTTTCTGTCAACTCCTTACTAATTTGCTCTTTAAGTACTACTGGCTCTAAAAATGTTTTAGGGAATTTAGCTATATCCGAGGAACAATAAGATTTATATTTTTTATATTCCTTTTTAACATTATAAACATTGGAGTCAGAAGAAGATGGGTTATAGTTCGTATTTTTATCTATTTCATGAAAAACAACTCTAAAGAAAGATTTATCCACCTCATTATTAGTAATCGGTAGATACTCGTCAACTGCTGAAAAATTAATCAGCAAGGTAGAAATTGGGCCATTATAATTTGAATCAATTATTCCGGTATTAAGAGCTAAGAAACCCTTTTTGGATAAGGTGTTTTTCAAAAAAACATACGCAACAAAACCTTCTGGAACGTGTAATATTTCTTCAGATATTACAAAGACTGAGTCTTGTGGTTTTAGAATAACTCGCCCGAGTGACTGAACAATATTTTTATCGTCCTTGTAAAGAACCTCTCTAATTGTGAGATCCACACTTGATTTATTAGAATAATCCTTTGTTATTTTTTTATTTTTCTGTCACAGACAAAACCAAATTCTATTGCTTTTTGAGCGCTGATTTGCATCTTTCACCTAACCTAAATTAGTATTAATTTTCGATATGATTAAATCTGTTATAAGGCATCAATTAGATATTTCCAATAGTTTTTGTATATTAATGCTGTAAATCAGTAGGTCAGTAGGTCAGTAGGTCAGTAGGTCAGTAGGTCAGTAGGTCAGTAGGTCAGTAGGTCAGTAGGTCAGTAGGTCAGTAGGTCAGTAGGTCAGTAGGTCAGTAGGTCAGTAGGTCAG